AAAAAGCTCAAATGACTTGCCGAGCCAGTAAAATTGGTTTCGTTAACAAGAAGAAGTGCGTAAGCATTGAAAAGTACGTAACAGTTAACACAGCTATGAGATCCACCGGTGACGTGTGCCAACCTTCCGATCGTCGACTTGAGTTTTTGTGTAACTATAGTTCAGAAGAAGGTTGGTCCGGCTCGCCCATCATGCAAGATGAACGCGTGGTTGGCGTTCACGTTGCTGCTCACACAGACGTCAAGCTCAACGGTTACATCTCTCTGCGAACTTTAAACGATGATTTCAAGTATTCTAACAAATTAAAAACTTGTTTGGAAGAAAGTTCATCGTCTGAAGAAACAGATTACGAAAACGATGATGATGAATGGGCTTACGACATGCTTGACATTCTGGATCACGGCCGCGCCGGCAATCAAAAGTTGTATGACTCTTTGAATGTTGACGGAGCCATGGATGATTTCATGCTTGACTTGAAAAATCAGCAGTGGGATCAACGTGATTACGAGGATTTTCGTCAAGAAGTCGCAGACATTGAAGATCAAGGATTGCGAGGTGGTAGAGCTCAGGTCAAAAGAGCTATGGCCAAACTTCAATCCAAGAAACGATTTAACGAAAGTAGTAAGCCAATGGAAATGGCTGAAGAAATCAAGTTAATTGTTTCTTCTGATTTAAAAGTCAACGAGTTAGATCTCTCGTCATTAAAAAGACAGCAATCGTTGATCAGTCTGGAAGAGGACGTTTGTTTGACGGAAGTTCAGCTACCTGCGAAACTGACGTTAAACCCCGTAGCAGTTCCTTTGACCTCGCTAGAAATCAACCGTGGACCACCTTTAATGACTTCGGTGAACCAGCGCCCACTATTGAACTCCCGCAGGAGTGCGTCGCTAGAATCCAAAGTTTCTTGGGACCTGAACCAGGCTTCTTTGCCAGCTACCCCGGTTATCCCCTCCCGTCGAGTCAAGACCTCCGCACCCGCGCCAGTCTTGACAAATTCGTCGACGAACGTGAACACTGGGTTGACCACGCCTGTGGTCGCGTTGAGAGTAGAGCAAAGACCAGTAGGGTATGTCCAGAAAACAAAACCTTCTCCCGTTCAAGAATCCTCAGCGAATGGAACCGTCTCGATCGAAACCATGTTGAAGAACACGGTGTCAGAATCGGCACGACTTTCTTCGGCTCTGCGATTAGGCAATGTTTTGCGAGCGAGCGAAGTCTCCCGTTTGGAAACCCGGCTAAGCTGCAGTTTAGCGACGGAGAATCTTCTGAAATCTTTGTTGAAGTCGGAAGCTGTAGGAGTAGAGTCAAGTCAAAAGCAAGATTCCTCACCAGCACCAACTCTTCAACAAGAGAATTCGTTGAAGGATACTACCATGCCACAGCTTCCCCAAAACCAGACGAAGAAACGTTCAAGGCGAAAGTCTCGCGCCAGTACCACTCAGATGCAGGCAACGGTCGCGTCCCCTTTGGAATCGTAGTCAACCCAACTCTCGAGAATTTCTTAGAGAAGAAATACTATAGAAACAGAGAAAATTGTCCTATGTATTTTGGTGTTGACGACGCTGGGGTGCAAGTGTTGCCGCACATCTTAGACCAGGTATTGGAGAATTTTGATGCTACTAAGAATCCTGGCTCTCCCTTATGTTTTAAATTCCCGACTAACGCAGGTTTGAAAACAGTCAGAAATGAATTGTTTGATGTCGTAGAAGAAAGATTGAGTAAACTTCAAGTTTTAGGCCGTATTTTACGTACTTATGACTCTCTTTCCGACGGCACGCCTATGGAAGACTTGGGTCTTGCAGCTCTTTGGTCTATGGACGCTTTGAGTGCAGAAGGCTATCCTAGTGAAATCTCGACGCTCTTGGTTGAATTCGGCTTTTGTGACCCTGTGTTGCTAAAGAAGAAATCTGAAGGGCGTAAGTTCGGGAAAGATCCTAGGTTAGTGTGCATGGTGTCAGCAATCGACACTTTCATTAGACGTCTTCTTCTTGGAGATGCTTTGAAAGAAGAGCAATCTAGAGACGACTTGCCGATTTGTACAGCTTTAGATCTTACCACTCCAGCTCAGACTGAGAAATGGAGGGCAAGGTTTGCTGCATTTCGAGCCATGAAATCTTCAGACGTTCAAGGTTTCGAGTATGCTATGCACCCCTATCATCAGTACTGTAACCTAAAACGTTACTCTCACGTTATGGATTTGGACTTTTCCGACGTTCGAGATTCTGTTGTAATTGATTTGTTGACTGCTATCACTTTTTGTGATGTGCACCGGTTGTTGCAAACCGAGGAAGGTCGGCTTTTCACCTCTTTGCCTGGTGAGCAATCATCAGGTCGTCTAGACACCTACTCATCCAATTCTTTTGTACGAGGTTTTACTTCGTACGAAGCCTATGTAGTCACGTACATGGTTGAAATTCTTGAGTTGGGTGGCACTCACATTTGTGCGCTTTCCCGTAACACACCCGCCTACTTTCAATTAGTGCCGTCGAATGTTCCGCAAACGTACAATGCTGGAGACGACAACCTGGATTCAGTTTTGACTAGTACGGCTGAGACGTATTTAGCGTTGAATTACATTATTACAGATGAAAAGATTCAACGTGGAACATACGACTTTTGCTCTACCATCTTTGCCCCTTCAGGTTGCTATCAGGAGAACATCAGAAAGTTTGTTTTTCACATGGTCGTTGCTGAACGAGACCATGTGGTTGACCGTTATCGCGCTTTTCTAAGTTGTTTTCGCAACCACCCTCTTTTCGAAGAAGCTCATGCCGTAATTATGCATGAGTATCCGGAACTAGTTGCGCCTTCTCTGGTGGGGGGAGGTGAAAAACAACAAGATGAAGAGCAAGATGTCTAAAGTCAAAAGCGCGGTTAAAGCCTCCGCCCCCAAAGTGGTTAAGGAAGTTAAAACTAGAGCAAGGCGCAAAGTCAAGAAATTGGCTCAGCAAGTCGTCTCTCGTGGTTTAGCAACTTTCTTAGGTTCAGGCGACTATGTGACTTCTGAAGCCGTTAATTGCAACTCGTTGGTTAATCCTACGACAGCTTTTACAGGCCCGGAAGTTACTAACAAAGGTAGACGGGGCGTTAGAGTCGTTGAAAGTGAATTTGTTGGAGACCTAGTTTCAGGTCCAGTCATGGTTGCTGGAGGCACTGCTTTCAACAACCAAGTTTTCACTTTGAATCCTCAAAACGTGAACCTTTTTCCTTGGTTGTCTTCAATGGCGCCTCTTTTCGATCAATGGGAACCCAACGGTATCATTTTGAGGTTTAAATCTACCTCTTCAGAGTACAACGGAACTTCTCAAGCTTTAGGTACCGTAATGTGCGCCGCCGATTACGATTCAGCTGATGCTCCTTACGGATCAAAAGTTGAACTCGAAAACGCGGATTATGCCGTTTCGTGCAAAGCCTCTGAAAACTTCCTCATGGGCGTCGAGTGTGATCCTACTGAGCGTCCCACTAAACTTTTGTTTACGGGTCCTGGTGCTGGGTCTGCCACGTCGTCAAACTTGCACGACTTATGTCGTTTGCAAGTTGCCACGCAAGGTATGTCTGTAGCTGGTGTTACGTTGGGTGAGCTTTGGATAGATTATGATGTTACTTTTTATAAGAAGCAACTCACTGGTCTTTCTATACTTCCTCAGTTTCCAGCCGCAACTGCTCGTCACCCTTCGTACGCCATTAATCCCGGAGATCAGTGGACCGAGGATTGGGCAAATTTCGTCATTACTCAACATGGCTTGAATATTGCCATGGGTATTGACGCTAATGGTAGTCATTTTATCTTCAACTACAATTCTACAGGTGCCGAGAGGTACATGTTGACTATGTTTTTGGATTCTTCAACAGACAATGACTCCATTATTGACCCCACTGGATTTGTTGTCCCCGTCGTCAGCCAGTGTACTTTCTCTACTCTGGACTTTAATAGTCCAGGTAGAGTTAGGACTTCTGCTGCGAACGGACGTAGATACTATAGTTGGTCTTCCACGTTTATTCTTAACGCTGGTGCCTCTAGAAAAGTCTACGTCGGCAACAACAATGAGCCAACAGCCCCGATCACTCTCGAACGACGTTTTGTCATTCAGCAAATCAACGAAGCGGTCGATTGTTCAGTCACGTAAGTTAGATGCGCGTAAAATTAAATCTAACCAGTCG